TTTTTTTTTTTTTTTTTATTTAGAAAAGGGGATGCTCCCACGGTTAGTGTCTGGCACGTCAGGTGGTAACAAAAGGGGCGCTATCGTTATACAACTCTCACGCAGAAAGATGTTCTCGGGGGGCCGCAGATCCCATCCGGCCCGACCGGGAATTTAACGACCGACAATAGCCGCGGTCAAACCCTGGCGATTAGGTGCTGTTGCTGGCGTCGCCGCCAAACACCTCAGGCTGTACCTTCTCAACGTCGGTACCGACGCTTAGGCATCCGTCTGGCGGTGGGGTTGGGATGCGGGGTGGTGCAACGGCACCTGGCCCCTCATCCGCTTTGTTCTTCCCCTTCCGCCTGGGCGACCGGTTTGACTCTTTCCCACGCCGCGCTGCAGCCTGTTGGTTCGGCTTTGGTTCGGCCTGACCTTTGGGGCCTGCTGCTGGCTGGGACGGTCCAGGTGCGTCGCCGCTGACCGCCGTTGCTGTGACATTGTTCGTGGCCTTTGGAAGCGCCATCTCGCCATCCGTAATCTCATACATGAAGGGGCCATCAGTGGGTAGGTTGAGGCAGCGCAATTGTTGGAACTCATGCGTTGCCTCGCGCCAAATGCGCACACGAGCGATGACCTCGCCTAGGCACAGGCCCTCACTAGCCTCCAGGATGCAACATCCGGGGACTTTGAGTGAAAGTGGGACCCATACCCCCCTGTAACGCTCTAGGGCCGCTTGATAATTCGCCCGTTTGACCTTGCCGATCGTGTCCAAGTCTTGCTTGTTGCTCTCCACGGTAGAGGCATCGTCGAATATCGCAAGCGTGTCACCCTTAGCCATGCACGCCATAATGTCCTTGCGCTTCACGGCGGAGAGCTTGAGGGCGATGCTTAGACCTGGCGCCGCCGCCTCCAGACCTGCCATATACTGGGGACCCATAGTGGGGCCGGCCACTTTGGCAAATGCGGGGTCGCACAGGGTCACCTTGCCGACTTTGTCTGACTCGGCTATAGCAGCCAGCTGCTCCGTGACGCACGCTCCGTACGCGCCGACATAGTAGAGATGATACTTGCCAGACGCAGGGGGCAAACTGCGGAGGAACTGGTTGAGCCGATGGAGGACTTTGGTGCCGCCTGGCCGGGCGATGCGTACGCCGTCCAGGACGGCCTCGCCCTTCGGGGCAGGGGGGTCATGCTCCATGTCAATGGTGGGTGGCCGGAGAAGCTCTTCGAGTGACATGCATTTTGCCACCCATGAGTTCCACGCCCTAAAGTCGACACCACCGCCAAGCGCTCGGTCAACGTATGCTTCCATCCAGTCAGGGTCCTCCTGAGGCCACTGGTCGCCCACGAGGTGCGTTGACCACCAGGACGTATCAGAAGACCAACGCTCCTGGCGCCAGCCCTCGGATACTCGCCCGGTTTGCTCGGCCAACTCCATCACGCGGCAGACAAAGGGCCCGAGGATTGGGGTCTTGGCGTCGGTGAGCCAATAGGCGCGGGCCTTCTCAACAAGATGCTTGATAGGGTCGTCACTGAGATTAGAGACGAGGTGGAACTTCCCAAGCGTGCGCCGAATGTCGCACATCGAACTTGGGTCACCTTTGAAGACGTTAGGTCCATATTGCCTCGACAGGAAACAGGGTGGATTCCCGGTGTCGCGTGGGGTTGAAGTGTACTTCATGCCAACCTCCCGCGCCACCCTAAGTATGTTACCTGTCGTCGCCAATGCATCATCACCACCATAGATCCCCAAACGTCGCCACGCATCGTCTGCGTCCATACCGCCGAGGTACATGCCCACAAAGTCGAGATATGCCGATATCAGGCTGTTGCCGTCGCTGGTAGAATTCGAGCCAGACAGCCGTGACCATAGGCTATTGTAGACATGCCCGTGCTTGGTGCGC